TATCAAACTCAGTGAGGAGAGTGGCAGCAGAATTGAGGCCAGTCCAATAATGACGGAAACTGTCATAAACAGTTTGCAAACTGCTCATGCCCCAGCCATAGTTACGCTGCCTCACGCGATAAGGCAACCAATCACCATCAAACCGCAAAATCCTATCTTTGTGAATATAGGAAAGCGTGGGCTCGTTAATTAAATCTCCAGAGATGATCTGATAATAAGTGGCTTTTGAATAGTCGTAGAGGTTTTCTTCGTTGATAACTGGGGCAATTTGCCAACGATCAAGACATTCAATTTCTTCGATACGACGTATGTTGCGTTTATCGACAGGCATGTAAGCGGGACGCCCATCGTCAATAAAAAGAAGTAGACAAGCACCCCCGTAAAGGCGGGAGTTCTTGGCTGCGAGGTTGAGGTGTTCGAGAATGTAGAGGTCTTCAATCGTTTGCTCAATGCCTTGTACTTCCTCGGCTCTTACACCATCACCACCAAACAACACTTTAAAGCCCTTTCTCGTGGCCTGGTCTGCGTAGATATCAACAATGCGGCGGGGAAGCCATTAGTGTATTGAGCCTTGTCACGACCAGTGCCCATGCCAATCAGCACGTTTTGAAGGCCGTCCGCGCGAATGCCACCAGCAGTGGCATGCCCTAAATCAATTGCTTCGCCTTCCATAACGAACGCTGATGGCTATGTTGTATTGCTTTCAGTCTAATTCCTGGATACATTGGTCGTAGAAGCTGGCCATCATGGACTGGTTAATGCCTCTCACATTTGCTTTCACTCCCGATCAACGACAGCGTGCTCGCGCTGAAGCCTTTCGCAGGCAGGCTATTAACGAGCAGCAATGCAGAAAAAGCCGAAACAATGGTGGGGAAAAAGCGGAAAAGGGGGAACTAGCTCTTCGCTATCACATGCTCGGAGCTGCAGGAGAAATGGCAGTGGCAGTCATGCTTGGAATGGAAAACCAGCTTTATCAGGAAACAGAAGCAAAGCGCGGCTCTTTTGATCTTCCTCCCAACATTGACATTAAAACTCGCTCTAAGCATTACTACGATTTGATAGTGCAACTTGACGAAAGTCCAGATAAGATATTGGTGCTTGTCACAATTGAAAACCGCATTACGCTCATCCATGGCTGGATAAAAGCTGCCGATGCGATGAAGGAGCAATGGAAGAAAGATCCAGCGGGTGGACGCCCTGCTTATTTCGTTCCTAAAACTGAACTATCATCTTTGTCTCTGTTGAAATACAAATGAATCTTACCTGTAGTCAATTTGCAAAACACGCTCTTGGCTTAGAACTTTATCCAGCTCAAGCTCGTATTCTGGATGATTTTTTTCAGCCAGGAAAATCGCATGCAGTGTGGGCATTGGGACGAAGAAGCGGCAAAACATTAATGGCCGCAGTGGCATGTATTTATATGTGCTTCGTCCTTGAAGAAGAATATCGACGTAAGGTACGAAAGGGGGAGCGATGGTATGTGGTGACAGTGGCAAACAGTCAAGACCAGGCCCGCATCGCCCTCAATAACATCCGTCAACTAATCATTGAAAGCCCTTTTGCTCAAGAAATTGTCCGCGAAACTGCCGACATCATTGAACTAAGCAACAATTGCGTGTTTAAGGCCATCCCTACATCAGGCCGTGCTGCTCGTGGTCTTGCTTGTGCCGGAGCAGTGTTTGACGAACTTGCTTTTGCCACTGAAGGCGACGCAAACAGTGGAGGTCGTGGCATCTATGACGCACTCTCTCCTGCCATTGCTCAGTTCGGCGGGAAAGGACGCATCCTTGAACTGTCCTCACCATGGCTAACTGACGGTATCTTCTATCAGCATTTCAAGGAAGCATCATCAGGACGCTTTCCTTTTATGCAAGCGATTAATCTCCCAACGTGGGAGATGAATCCAAGTATTTCGCAAGAGTTTCTTGACACAGAGAGGCAACGCGACCCCGAGAAATTTAAAGTTGAATATGGAGCCCAATTCGCCAGTAATCTTTCCGCGCTGGTGAATAGTGATGTGATTGATGCCTGCATTGATGATCGCCGCGCAGCATTGCCACCACGTCCTGAATTCCAAGGAGCTTACGTCCTTGCCCTTGACCCCGCCCGTGGTGGCGTTGGCCGTGACGACTACACTGCTTGCATTGTTCACTATGAAAACGGCACTCTCGTCGTGGATAAGTTCCATTCGTTCGTAGCTGATTTTGAAATCAATGGAAGGATGGAAGTTAATATCAATGCAGTGGAGGATTGGATTAAGGAACAACATCGCCTATATGTTTTTGACACCATTGTGATGGACCAGTTCAATAGCGCTGGCACCATCCAAAGCTTGGCCAGTGACCTGCCCATTACGGAACTAACTTGGACCGTCAGTTCAAAAATGAAGGCTTTCAGTAAAATGCGGGAGCTTTTCAATGCAGGGCAAATTAATGTCTATCGCCACGAAAAAGCAATTATGCAGCTTAAGAATCTGACTGTGGTTTACAAACCGAGTGGACAATGGAGCGTAACTGGCGGTAAAGCCACTGGTATTGACGACTTGGCATTTGCAATGGCTGGTGCCATTCTTGCCGCAAGTAAAGATGATGACATTGGCTGGATCGAAAGCTTAATTTCCTAGTATGATTTTCAAACAATAGTTCCGTCGTGAAGTGACTTATTGCAAATTAACCATACAGGAAACGAAATTTCTTGTTGCGCTATTAGAAAATGCTCCTGTTAGTAGGCAAACCTCGCTCCAGCTTCTTGCTGCAGAACATCTATACATTCCTACATTGCTCCCCAAGTTAAAGGCCCATGCCAAGCGCCTAAAGGAGGAAGAGCAGTTGGAGCGCTCTTGGGAAGCGGACGCCACTGACGACGACTACATGCCAGACCATGACGGCAGTGAAAGCTTAAGAGAATATGACGCCTGACCATTGTCGTGTTATGATTTCAAAGCTTTCGCGAAGCACGCTGGCCAGCGTTTTAAAAGAACAGTATCGGGGGATGCTGTTCGTTGCCACAATGGATCGAAGGCTATGGGCCGACCCATGGTTAAAAGCTGTAGAACGGCGGATTGAAGCCCCGCCTTCAGCACCTTCGCTCCTCATGCCTCCATGGTGAAACTGGTAAACACAGCGGATTTAAGCTCCGCTGCCGAAAGGCTTGCAGGTTCAAGTCCTGCTGGGGGCATCATGCTAAGCTAAAGGAACGTTCACCCCAGCGATGGGGCGCATGAACAGCGCGGTACGGAACGGGACTGCGCATCATCGGGAACCATCATGAACCCTCTTGCTCTGATCAAGCAGCAGCTTGAAAAAGCTGCTCGTCTGCGTGAAGCTCAAATGGCTTCGCTTGTCTATCGTGGCGTTGCTTATGTGCCCAAGCCCCATTGGCTTTGAGCTGCCGTTGTGGTAGCATTCTAAAGCCGACACGCCTTTTACCATATCACGGCATTTGCTTGCTGTTCACCTTAGTAAGGCGTTAATGCAAGAAAAGGGGCCGTCAGGCCCCTTTCTTTATTGCCCGCACTGTGCATTCACTGTCATTCCAGTGGCGCACGGCATTGGCAACAATCGCAATATTTGTAATCAAATACGAAGCAAAAATAAACGTGCGGACAATTGCCACTATATCTGCTTCCTTGTCGCAATTACTCTCCTTGCTCCCTAGAGCCTTTGCCCACACTCTCCATAGCTTCTTCCTGCGCATAAATCCAAGCCTTTAGTTCTGTTACGTACTGTCTAATGATGGCAGCTTTTTCAAGATGCCAATGGTCCATGGTTAGGAAAAATTGAGCATTGTGCCAATCAATGGCTCTCAACGATTGATAAATAATTGGGTTGAGCGGTTCACGCAGAGGCGTGTTGAACGTTCGACGCTCGCTCACGGCGGAAAAAGTCTTTGATGTATTCAAACTCTATCGGAGCGCAGTCGTTCCTTTCTAGACAGGCATTGAAATAACGCTTATCTACTTTCCCATCGTCAGTAAAAATCTGATGGCAATGCAAATGACCATGCACGTTGCCCGTGTAATGACCAGACAGGCACGATGGATGCACGGGAATATGCGTGAAGATTAAGCCACCAGGAAATGTGCTGTCGCATGGATGAAAGAATGCTCCTCTTACGTCTTCAAAATATGGCAAATAGTCTTTCAACGCGCCTTGGTCATGATTGCCACGAATAAGAATCTTCCTTCCATTGAGGCGAGAAAGAAGCTTTAACGATGCACGAGGAATCACTACATCGCCAAGATGGTAAACAGTGTCGCGTTTGCCTACTTTTGCATTCCATCGCTCAATAATGGTTTCGTCCATTTCTTCGCACGATGCAAATGGACGCAATAGCTCGCCATCGGGACGCAAGAAATCAATCATCTTCGCATGACCGAAGTGAGTATCGCTTGTAACGAAAGCGCTCATTGCTTCTTGCTCCGCGCATACTCAAGATAAGCGCTTAATTTACAGCCTGTCACTTGTCCGTCTTTTTCAACATTGATAACGTAGGAATCTTCTCCTTGCACCTTCACCGCTTCTTCTACTGCTGCCACTCCCATTCCAATAATGGTGCCGGTGCTCACATTCAATCTTCTTGCAAGATATTTGAGAACTGTTTGCAGATCTTCACCAACGTCATACGTGGCCGCGCGAGGCGCTGGTTTGAACATGGTTCAATGGAGAAGAAAGCTCATCATAGGACAGCTCCAGGAATCGAACCTGGCATTCCAAGCTATGGGCTTGGCGTGTACCACAACACTTAACCGTCAGGGTCCCTCCTGTTTGTGCATCATCCCTAGAAACCATATTGTTGGCGCCAACAAAATGGTCTCCGCCTAGGAGCTAAGCATGGAGGGGAGTGGATGGTCCAAGCGTAAAGCGCCTCAAGGACGAACAGAGGCTTAAACTCTATCGGCCCGATGCAAAGCAGAGCGGGAACTCACTAATTATATCATGCCCGCCCGTACTGGGGCAGGTCATTATTGGCCGCCTCGAAAAAACTGGGCATTCTGCTGCGAGCCGTATCATTTAGCTCTTCAGCTTTACCTTTCTCAAACAAGCTATCACTCTGACGCAGCCAGAAATCCTTGTTCAGCCATTTGTCATTACTGGCTTGCAGCGCATCAAAGGCCCACAATGCAGTAGCCCGACGCAGTTTATTCAAGCTCTGCCCAGCAGTTTCGCCAAGCTCACGAGCAACAAGACTATGCACGCCTACGTGCGTAATCTCGTCCCGGCTAATATCAGCCGCCACAGTACGAATGCCAATATCACCATTGAAACGGAAAAATGGCAATGCAACGAAGAAAATACTCCGCTCAAGAATGGCTGCTTTCAAAATGGGGTGGGCAGGATGCTCTTGCCATGCCTTAAGGATGTTCGCCACTTCCTTTTCGGCCTTCTCATTGGTGCCATGGGCAGCCGTCACATAGTTCAATGCCTCGTCGTGGCGTTGCTCATCGTCCTGGTTATGACGCAACGCTTCAACCACGCCAGGAGTGGCAGGAAGATCGCGCTCTAGTCCTTGCTGTAGAAAGTCCTTCACCGGCAGTTCCAGATGACGCAGAGCCAGCAGGTTGTAAATCGTGTCCTCGCCACCTTCCTTGAGCCTCCCCTTGCTAACAGGCACGGCCTGCCAGGGGCGCTTCTTAGCAATCATGGACAGATAGGGGCTCTTGACAGCGTTCATGGTCGTAGTATCATTCAATGGTGTGTGAGGAAAGCGAAGGGGGCGTAAGCCCCCTTTTTTTTATCATTCAGCGCAGGCAGCGCAGAAACCTGCCTCTAAATTGCAAGACGCAGAAGATCCGTCAGCTTCAGACTCTTCGTCTAAGCCAAACATGCTCTTAAAATCGTCGTCCAATGCAGCATATGCATCGTCCTTACGCTGAGTATCAGGCAGGACTTGCAGGCTGTAATAGAGGCTCGTCTGAGAAGATTCTAACCAATCACGCAGGAATGCTTCGTCATAAATTACCAAGTCTGACCAGCTATTAAAAGAATAGCCATGGAAAAGACCAGTGCGTTGATAAAGAGAAACAATGCCATCAGCAACACGCTTGTAATTTCCCCAGCCCACTTCAGCAGCAATTTCCACTTCGCCATAGTCAAAACTCTCCACGCCAAACGTGCCTGAATCCCTGTCAACAATGCGACCAATGGGAGGAGCAATTTCAGGAGCAGTGGTAAAGCCACGAGTGTCCAGGTAGCGATAGGAGCATGATGCAGTGGGAGCAATGCAGAAAGCACGCTCCATGCCATGCTCACGGGCAATTTCAGCGGCCTTCTGGATGCTTTGGTCTAATTGCCACACAGCCTCACCAGCAGGCACATCTTTCCAATAGTGACACCAAGGATGAGGATCATTGTCCAAATACGCTTCAATAGCCTTTCCAAAATCTTCATAGCTAATGCCATGAATGGCAAGGAAATTGGCCAAGCCCAGCACGCCCAAGCCAATTTGTTTGTCAATGGTGGGAGAAAGATATTCTCCAGTGTCGCCCACTCCAGTATTGGGATGGAGGTCAACTAACTGCTGCATGCCTTCAATAAAAGCGCCTTGCAAATTATCGAAATTACAAGCGCCAAGATTGACGTGCTGCAGCAGGCAAGTGCCACGATGCTTCAGCCAAATCTCTTCGCAAACGTTCGGCCAAATACGCTCCCCCTTTGCATCAAAACGCTTCTTAGTTAGCCACATATCTCCATTGCCAATTCCCTTAAGCAATGCGCTGATTAATTCAGGCGAAGCTTTTTCAAAGAATTGCTCATCAACGGTTAAAGAACGCTTTACCCACGGCAGCTCGCTCCGCGATGCATTGATAAATTTAATTGCATCTGGATGGTCATAATCAAGATGCAAAGTAACGGCGCCATTCTTAAACGCGCCACCACGCCGCAGTACTTCATTTAGTTTGCTATACAAACCAGCAAAACTCACCGGGCCACTCGCTGTAAGGCCGCGTCCATTTTCGGAGCCTTCCGGACGAAGTTTTGACAAATTAACAGCAGCGCCAGCGGCATTGCGGAGAGCATGAGAAACAAAACGCCACGACGCCTCAATTCCATCCGGCCCTTCCATTGAATCTTCCACTACAAATGTGGTGCAGCTCACAGCGAGGCGCCCCTCGGGGCTATCAAGCCAATCCTGCACTCGCCCTGTACGAGCAATTGGTTCGCACTTTGCTTTCTTCTTGAGTCCCATTAGACAACAAAGCCCCGCTGGGCGGGGCGCGATCAACAGAAGGAAGGCTAGCGCAAATTACTCCGGAACAATGGCGATATCGTTAAGAAAAGCGTATGATCCATGCAGTTCAATTGCAGCCTTGTTGTAGGCCATTGCAGCCTGCTCTTCACTGGTAAACGTGCCTAAATATTTGCGCTTCTTTTGCCAATCAATATACGCCATCCATGGCCTTGTCTCTGAACGCTTATTCCTGCAAACGCCCTTGAACTTACTAGAAGTAAGTTGGTTCCTTTTTGGCGCATTTGCCCTGTTTCCTGAATCAGAGACAAGGCGCAAGTTCAATGGATTGTGATTAAATTTATTGCCGTCAATGTGATCCACTTGTAATGAGCCAGGATCTATTTTGTAATACAGAAAATAAACAATGCGATGCCCGAGGAAAAGATGATCTTTGCCATTTAGCCTTAGTCCTATTTGGAAATAACCAGTATTGCGACTGCCGCTCGTGTCTTGCCACCCCGCATTATCGCCAGGCTTAAGTTTCTTGCTGCGCGGGTTGCGCCAAGACAACCAACTTGGACTTTTTGGATCTAAAGTCAACAGATCCTCCAATAGTTCCAATGGAGGAAGAATGCGATGTGCTAGCTTTGCCATGTCATCTAGTTGTAGTAGGTGGCCAGAAGCAGGACGCGCCAACGTCGCTGCTTCACAATATTTTAGCAAATCAATCGCACAAATTCTCGGCGTCTTCGACGGAGAGCTTGTCCTTGATAAACAGCTTCGCTTCGTTCAAGCTCTTGAAATAGCAAGGCTTGCCGTCTATCGCTGCAAACCATTGAAATTCTGGCCTACTAAAACATGGCCAAAGCTTATAGGGACCATAGTTAAATGGCTGGCGTTCCGGCAAACCGAACATTGTAATGGCTCGTAGTTTTACTACGCTAGTTCTTCTCACAAATCGTGCATGCATTATTTAATACATTCTTCAGCAAACGACCATGCCCTTATGAATCCTTGAGAAATTGTGAAGATTTTTTAGCTTTTGTATCACCATGATACGGAAAAAGCCACATTTGACCCACAGGCTGAGATACGATTACCGTAAGCGGAGCACACGCCAAGCCCGGCTCCTCCCGCTTAGTCCCTCCCGGACATCTCTCCTCCAACGGAGCGCCCCAAGCGCGAAGTGACGGACAAGAAGGCTAGACCAGCCCCGATGTCCTAGTAGCGGAGTCCCCCAAAGGGACGGAGCCTCTCCATCGAGGGGCGAATTTCAAAAAAGCTGTGTCAGTCTTATGTGATGACACGGCCAAGCTATGCGTAGCTTCTGGGAACAGGCAAATTAAGGACAATACCATCTTTAAAAGCTTGAACGACGGCTTTAGGCCGCCTTTTTGCTGAGAACGATGGAAAGGAAAGTGCGCGATTTTGTGCGTCATTACGACGGCTTAGGGCCGTCTCCATTTGTCTTGTCTATTACTGGAAACGCTTCAAGCGGCGCCTTCGGCTTGCTTTCAGCGTACAACTACTAGCTTTATGGTACTACCACTTTTCCTTGACATTGAATGTCTCTCGTCAAAAGCTTTGGCTACAATCGTGGCCTTTACCGGCAAAACATGCTCGCGCATTCTGATCTTCTCACTCAACAACTTAAGATCTGCTCTCAATGCAAGGTTCTTCTTTCTTCCTCTGCTTTTGGAAAAGATTCAAAAATGTCTGACGGACTCAAGTCTGCCTGTAAAGCATGTCGACGCCAAGCGGCCTTGAATTATTCTCGCCCATCTCGCAGCGGCAATACAGTGTCTCAAGAAAAAGAACGCCAACGGAAGCAAAAATATGCACGCGATATTCATGGTGTCATTGGTC